CTGCTAATCTCCCCCCTCGAGGGGGGGAGATTAGCAGCGCCTCGCCCTAAGGTTCGGCGTCGAACACCGGCGTGAACGCGCGGATCGTGCAAGGCGTCGGGTTCACATGCCGGATGCGCACCCTGCCCTGCCCTTCCCAACTGTCGTCGATCGGCACCTCGACGTTGCCGGTGAAGAGATCGGCCTTGCCGTCGGGCGCGACGATGCTGGGCATCCGCACCGTCTCCCAGCGCCCCCGCAGCAGGGACTGCACTTCGAGCCCGGTGGTGTCGGTTTCCAGTAACGACATCATCACCTTGGCCACCTTCTTGCGGCGGCCGATGATGGAGCCGTCGCGGCCGCCGACATCGAGCTCCAGCGTCTCTGCTTGCGCCTGATAGGGAAGCCCGACCTGCCACGTCGTTGCGGTGGCGCTGCCGGGCAGCGTCACCTGGCCGGCGGTCACGACGAGGCCCTTGTAGACCTTGCCGCCGGCCAGCACGTCGACGCTCTCGCCATCGAGATGATCGAGCCCGGAGACGGCGTTGACGGCGGCGCCCGAATAGGAGAGCCCGCAATCGACCTGAAAGGCATCGTCGAGGCCGCCATATTCGAAGGGCGGCGTCATGATTTCGATCGTGCGTTTCGTCACGCCGGCGATGGTGCGTTTGACGAACAGCCAGACGTCGTCGACACCGCTCTGGCCTGGCGTGACGGCGATGCTTTCAACGAACGCCCACCGCGAACCGGCGGAGCCGCCGAGGCGATGCCGATGCATGCCGCGCACCTCCTGGCTTGGCTGATGCGTGTAGCCGCCGAGCTCGCCATTCTCGAGCGGGAACCACAGCACCGGATCGGGATCGGTCTGGAAGGCCAGTTCCACGACTCCCTTTTTCGGGATGTGCTCGGAAATCTGTCCTACATCGTCTGATGTGAAGCGGCCCGTTGACGCTTGCGTCAGTTCCGCGATCGATCGGCGCGAACGCGTCACATAGAGGAACGACTGCCCTGCATCGACGGGGCGGATGCGGGCGCAGCCAAAGGTGCGCGAACGCCGGTTCTTGAACGAGGATGGCGTCAGCGCCTCATCGATGCCCGAACCGGACAGCGCCCTGATGCCGCCCGAGGTGCCGATCAAAAGCGCGCCGTCGGAATCGGCGATCCAGACGATGTCGTTGGCCTGGCCGCCGCCGGCCTGGACGAACTCCAGCGCGTCGTCGTCCTTCTCGCCCAGCGCGAAATTGTCGAAGTCACCGGTCGCCGAGGCATAGACCGAGAATTTGCGGCTGAAGGCCAGCCGTTCCTCGTAGAGCGAGCCGGTCTCGACATATTTGCCGGGCACGAAGGTGCCGAGCCGCCAACGCGTGATCGGGCTCAGATCGGGCAGCGCAAAACCATAGAGCTGGATTGTCACGACCGTCGTGCTGACACGGGAGATGATCTTTGCCCAGCGCCAACGGCCGTCCGAACCTAGAATGCGCACCGCCCGGCCGACATCGCTGGTTTGGAAGCCGGTATCGTCGTTGATGCCGACGATCGAAGACGCCGTGAGAGCGAACGGCGTCTGACTGGCCGCCGCCTTGTTCATCGTCACTTCGGCGAATTGGGACGAAGTATTTCCATTGACGCTAAGCCAGCGAAAGCGATGGTATTCGTAGGGCGTCTTGTTGAAGAACTCATAGAACCGCGCTTCGCCACCGGTCCAACCGCTTTCCCCCTGACGGCTGTCGATGGTCGTCCATGTCGAACCATCGTTCGAGCCTTCAATCTTCCATGCGACGGGCTGGCGGTCCACGCGCGTGCCATCGGTCGTGGTGACGGTATAGCGATCCACGATGGCCTGGGCGCCGCCAGGCAGTTGATATCCGATAAAGCCAGCCGTGATGTTATCGAAGAAGACGTCGGTGCCGCTATTCTTGTCGAATGCCTGCCATGCGCTGGACGACCCGCCGGTCGACGTAACAGTGCCGGATGGCGAGGTCAGCCCGGCCATGTCCGGTGTCAGCGAACCGTAGTCGGCTGGCGTTAGCGTCGTCGAGGTATCGTTGATGTCGTCATAGGGGCCATCCTCAAAGGGATAGTCGTCCAGCGTCCATGTCGTGTGCGCCGTGCGCGTCAGCACCTTTGGCGGGTAGTTCCTGTGGGTGATCCACATCTGGTCGGCCGACTGCACATAGGCGAGGTCGAACAGGTCCGCCTCCAGATAGGGTGATGCCACCTCCACCGTGCCGACCCGGGCGCCATAGGCATAGACGCGGATATAGAGGTCGCCGAACTCCAGGCAGTAGGCCTGCTCGGAGGAGAAGATGAACGGGATGCCGCGCGTCTTTCCGGCTGCGTTCTTCACTTCGCCGACGAAGACGGTGCCGCCGCGCTTCCTGATGCCGCCATGCGGCAGCGTGAGGAAATTCTCGCATCTGGCGAGCGCCGCCCGGTAGAGGTCGAGCGAGGCGCGCGCATGCAGGCGCGGCGAGATCTCGCCGCGGGTGAAGACATCCTGGACCGGATAGAGCGTCGTCATCAGCGAAAGACCCTCAAAGCATGGGCAAAAACATGCGAAATCAAAAACGAAAGTCGCCGCGCTGCTGCGACCAGGAGGCGGTGTAGAACCGGCCGCCGCGCTGGATGGCGTTGGCGGTGAAGGCGGCATCGAGCGCCCGGTCATAGGCTGAGCGCGCGATATCGATCATGCCGGACTTGTGGGTCAGCGGATGCGCGATCTTGATGGCGAGTGCCGCGACCAGCACCTCGCTGAACAGCGCATCCCAGTCGTTGGGATCGGTGAGGTTGGCGACGTAGCGGATAAGGCGCGGACCTGGCTGGTCGCAGTAGATCAGCCCGGCCTCCTGCCGCCAGGAGATCGGCACGCCGTCCGGTTCGCCATTCAAGGTCAACGGCAGCGGCCGCAGGCAGTCCACGGGCAGTTCATAGGCAAAATTCAAGGTGCCACTGCCGGTGTCGGCGCCGGCGACGGAAGCCGACAGGATGGCGAACACCCAGGCGTGCTTGGTCAATTCCGCTTCGCGCGTCAGCTCGAAATGCAGATTGAGCAGGCGTGCTGCCTTGACGTCCTGGTCGAGCGAGTCGATCGGCGCCTCGTCGAGCACGGCGAGCGCCATGTTGGCGATATCGAGCGGGGTGATGGCCATGGCGTCAGGCCTCCGTCAACATGGTTGATCGGGCAAAGCAGGGCATGGTGGCCTCCACGGCAAAAAGCCGCTTCGAAGCGGCTGGAAATCTGGGGATTTGTGTTTGGCGGAAGAGTTCTCGCGCGCCGAACCCATCGAGGCGCCGAGAAGGGAAGACGCTAACGCTCTGATTATTGCAGTTTCACGACATCGCCGCGCGACGCTGCGATGGCTTGCGGACTGAACCCCGCGGCATCAGCCGATGCGTGGGTCAGTCGAGGTCCGCCGCTTTTCCCTGGGTTTCGCAGGGGGGCCTGATTGCGGTTCTTCGGCGCGTTTCGCCATCGCCAACCCCCTGTCCAACGCCTCCTGCAGGCTTGTCGTGTAATAGGCGGTGTTTTCCTGACCGCCGACAAGGTTTATGCGGTGGATTTCCCCCTTTTTGCGTATGGAAATGCCCGCCTTTCGTAGCCTTGCCTGAACGGTCTTGTACGTCAAATTCATGGTTAACCCCTGCCGAGACAAGGCAACATCGCCGTTCTTTGTAACTGGCCGGTGCCGGCAAATGATCAATGTGCAACAGGAATAAGGTGGCAAACCTCAAAGTTCGTCCCACGCAGCCCGACGAGCGGGTTTTCGATTCGCCACATCGACGGCCTAGGCCCATCGAGCTAATTGAATGGGGGGCCAAACTTGTCCACAATTGCACCTTACCGAAGCCCAGCGAACGCCTGCTGATCTTGCTTCGACTTGTTTGCCGGCATTTGTCCAAACCCCGACGCCAGTCGGTAAACAAAGGCGGACCCACTGTCCCTCGGGTCCGCCTTTTTTCTTTTGAAAGGCATTGCAACTGCCTCATGCGCAGGGCGGATCGCCGACAGCTCTCCGCCCGCATGCTCAGGCCTCGGTCGTCTTCAGCGCGATGAACGTCATGTTCTTGACGCTGGAGGCCGTGCGATCCCAGTTCGCCAGCGGCGTCAGCCTGAAAATCTGGTGATTGGCGGAATGCCGAAATAAAAACGCGCCGGGGATGTCCCGGCGCGCCAGCTGCGGAGCTCTGGCAGCAGCCTAGAATTTCATGGCGATGCCGACGCGGAAATCATGCGTCTGAAGCGTATGTTCGAGGACACAGCCACCGCCGCAATATTCCAGTGATTTCTTGCCGAAGAACGAGAAGTCGTACTCGCCGCGCAGGAAGACATTGTGGGTCAGCGCCACATCGACGCCGGCGCCGACGATGCCGCCGACAACGGTCGCGTCGCGCTCTGCCGGACCGCCCGGATAGAATGTCTTCAACTTCGCCGCCGTGACGCCTGCGGTCACGAAGGGCAAATAACGCCCCATGTCCATGCCGACCCGCCCCTTCAACGACCCGAAAAGGCCGGTCGAGACATCCAGCGTGCCAGGACCGGGAATATCGTCGAAGGTCGATTTCTTGAATCGATAGCCGAGTTCGCCTTCTACGCCATAGACGATCTGGCCGGACTGGAAATTGTAGCCGGCAAAACCGCCAACGGCCGCGGAGCCGACATTGTGGGTGACGCTGTCGCCGATATTCGGCTCGTGGATCTTGTAGTGTTCGAGCGTTCCGGCGCCGAAGACGCCGGCATAGGGACCCTGCCAGGTCCATTCCGGCGTCTCGACCGGCGCTGTCATATCGGCGGCCATCGCCGGCGCGCATAGCGCGAGCCCGAATACGCAAGCGAGCAATACAGATTTCATCGGATTCCCCAAGTTCCCAAAGAATTTGCCAAGTTGCATTTATCCGCGACTGGATTGCATTGTCTGTAGTAAAAAGATCACACAGCCTGGGACTATTTTGCTTCGGTCAATTTAGTAATGACGCATATAATTGATCTTTGGCTGCCTCTATCCAGGCAGACCTTCCTCCAATTCTTGCGGACGACGATGCCCCTGCAAAGAAGGGCATCGCCGGCCGGCCGTACAGGGCGGGAGTCGTCCCCCCACCTTCCTATACTCAATCGATCAAACCTCGGTCGTCCTCAGCGCGATGAACGTCATGTTCTTGACGCTGGAGGCCGTGCGGTCCCAGTTCGCCGCCAACGCCAGTTCCGCATCGGTGGCGAATTCGCCGGCCGAGGAGGCGTCGAGGAAGCGGGTGCCCGGCACATGCGGCACGAAGTGCCGGCGGCCGACCATTTCGGTGACGCCGCCGCCATGGCCCTGCCGCGGCTTGCGGTCGAACTCCAGCGGCCCGCCTTCCGTATTCACCGGAAGCTCGTTCCACAGGATCGCCTTGTCCTTGAACATGAAGGCTGTATAGACGCCCGCCGCCACCGGAATGTCGTCATCGACGACGGCCCTGAGCCCCATGTAGTAGGGGATCAGCGGCCCGCCCTGCTCCGACGACGGCACATAGTCGATGAGGTCGGCGAGCTTCAGCGCCTTCATCTGCTTGGAGTGCATCCAGATCGTCTTGAACTTGTCGGCGCGGTCGCCCATGAGGTAGGCAGCCTCGATGATGTCGGTGTCGACGATGGAGGCGCCGGTGGTGCGCACCAGATCGCCGCCATCATTGGCGATGTTGTCGGCGACGACGCCTTTCAGGATGCCGAGCAGCGTCAGCTTGTTGGCACGCTGCCAATATTCGGTCTGGCGCCGCACGATCAGCTTCTGCGGGTCGTCGCCGGCCAGGATCGAGGTCAGGTCCGGAACGCCCCAGGCCTGGGCGCGGACATTGCGGGCGGCGACCTCGCGGCGCGAACCGATCTTCTTCATCTCGATGGAATCGGCCGGGTCGTCATTGACCGGTTCGGACGGGTCGTTGCCGAGATCCTTCCAGCCGGGCATGTCGACGGAGCGGCCGCCCATCGAGAGTTTCGAGGCGATGGACGGGTCCGAAAACAGGATCCCGGCCTGATAGATTTCGAGCGACTGGACATGCTCCTCGAACGAGTATTGTGCATAAACGGATGGAACGATCGCGTCCGCGATACGGGTATAAGCGTCTGCCATTTTGTCTTTCCTTCAGGGTTGATGGGCGGAGAAGGTGTGTTGAGATTCAGGTCAGGCCGAGCCGAAAACGATGGCTTTCGAGAACCGGAGCGGAGCGGACATTTGGGTCCGTGAGCACCGGAAGCGCAGAAAGCCGTCGTTTGCAGGCCGGCATCACCTGAATATCGACACAGCTTTAGAGGGGGTTATTGGGCATCCACAGATCCGGGTTCTCACCGGCCTCGCGTGCCAGCCGCCGGGCGCGGGCGGGGTCGCTTTTGACGAGGGCTGAAATCGCCGAAATGTTGCGTTCGCCGGCGGCGTTGCGCTTGAAGGGGTTTTGCCCCCTTGGCACGCCGTCGGCGTCGATCGTGTCTTCCCGGAACATCGCCTCGCCAATGGCCTGGAATGCCTTGGCGATCTGCGGATCGGTCAGGGCCCCGTCAGGCAGAAGGATGCCCTTCGCCTTGTAGGCATCGACCAGGCCGAGCTTCTTCATCGCCCGGTTGGCGACTTCGAGCTTCTGGCGAAAGCCGTCGCTGTCGGTCGGTCCCCAGTCCCGCACGAGATCGTCGTGAGTGGCTTCCACCGAGCGGGCAAGCGCCATCTCCTGGCGCGCGGCCTGCTCGGCCATGTAGCCGACGAAACGGTCGTGATAGGCCTGCGCCACTTTCGGCGTGGCGCCGGCCTCGACCGCCCAGGCCTTGGACGCATTGGCGAGTTCGTCCGAGTAAGCGAAGTTTTCAGGGAGCCCGTCGGGGCGCCTGTACTCGACCTTGTCGGGCGAAGTCAACGGACGCATCGCCTCGGGCAGCCGGGCATGGAACCTGTCCCAGTCTTCCCGAGATGCGTCCGCAGCCGGAACGCGCAGGCTCTCGCCCTGCTGCCGTTCCAGCTCGGCATAGGATGTGAAAACCCGATCGAGGTTTTCCGGCTTGGTCCAGCCCTTGGCTTCAGCAAGCTTGCGGTTGCCTTCGGAAAGACCGTCAAACCAACTTTTGCCGGCCAACGCGGCGGACCCGTTGTCCTCGCTGGCCGGTGGCCGTACTGGGTTGCCCGCCGGCGGCAAGTGTGCCGCCACGGACCCGGCGTCTGCCAGATCTGTCATGTGAGATGTTCCTTTGTTGAGGTTTAGAGAGAGCCGGCGGCGAAGCTGCCAATCTCCCCCCTCGTGGGGGAGATGTCCGGCAGGACAGAGGGGGGCGCGAAGGAACGCGAGCGTTCGCTTGTTTGACCCAGGCTTTGTTCTTCCAAAATGTCAGGCGCGATTGGAGTAGGAGGTCGGCACTCTACGGCGCCCCCCTCTGCCCTGCCGGGCATCTCCCCCACACGGGGGGAGATTGGCCGTCACCTCCGCTTTCGCCAATCACCCAAATCTGGAGGGAGTCTAGACACTATCGCCCCAGTTCTCCCACAGCAGCGTGATCGTGCCGGTCACGGCAATCGTGCCGTCGGCGTCGATGTCGGTGCCGGTGGCGAAGGCGAGGTTGAGATAGAGATCGACCGGCGTCGTCGTGCCGTCGAGCGTCAGTGCCGCGGCGACATCGGCGGTCGAGGTAGTCGACAACGCGGTACCCGCGCCGTCCAGCGTGCGGCCGGTGGAGGGCAGCACATTGACCATGGTGGAGGCCAGCGTCGCACTCGACGCCGCCGCCGAGCCGAGCGACCAGGTCAGCGCCGCATTGTCGTTGATAGTCGAGGCGCGGGCGGTTAGCACCGCGAACTGCAATCTGGCGGTGCCGCCCTTGATACGCACCTTGCCGTCGAGGAAATCGAAGAGCTTCTGGCTGGCATAGGCCTGCGCATCGGCAACCGGCACCTGCATGGCATTGAACGAAAAGACGGTGCGGAAGGCGCCGCCCTGCCCCGTGGTGACGGCTTTCAGGCCGAGCCTGGGCGGGGCAAGGCCGGCCTCGCGGGCAGCGGCACGGCTAAGCGTCCGGGGAAGACCTCGGGTCATGGCATTTCTCCATTTTTGCGGGAATTTGTCGTTGCTATCGGCTCGGTCAGCCGCCGTCGGCGGCCGCTTGTCGAGCCATCAAGGCTGAATCATTTTTGACAGCAAGCTGCTCTATCGCTTTGTTCAAAGACATCTTTCGCCGCGCCACCCCATCAACGCACGAGAAACCATGTCTCATTTCGTGAGGCCCGGTGCCGCCGTTCCGCCGCAATGCGACAGCACTTGGCAAAATCAGCCAGTGTATTAGTTCATTGACTTCAAAGGAGTACCGCAAATGACCATGTACAAAGCCATTGCCGCCGTGCTTGTGACTGCCGCTCTGGCAGGGTGCGCGCAGACCGAGGGGCAGCAACGGGCCGGAACCGGCGCGCTGATCGGCGGCGCCGGCGGCGCCCTCGTTGGCCAGGCCATCGGCGGCAACACCAAGAGCACGGTCATCGGTGCTGCCAGCGGCGCCCTGCTGGGCGCGGTCGTTGGCTCGGCCACCACACCCCAGCGTCGCGGCGAACAGCTCTGCCGCTACCAGGACCGCTACGGCCGCATCTACACCGCCCCTTGCGACGACCGGTACTACAACGGCGATTATTGAGTGTTAGCCCCTTCTCCCCGTTCTACGGGGAGAAGGTCCCGGCAGGGGGGTCCGAAGGACGGGCAGCGCAACGTTCGGAATGCTGGCACGACCCTTACCCTCGGAGCAGTTCGACGCTATCGTCTGGCACTCACGAGGGGGCGACGATGCGTTTTTTGATGACCACGCTGCTGGTTCTCTGTTCGGTTTCCGCGTATGCCAGACAGGCTACCAGCCTTGACCAGATCGACGGTTGCCTGGTCCTGCCGGTTGCCGCTGTCACCTCAAAGCGACTTTCGAAGTGACACTGGACAGGACCGGCAAGCTCAAGTTGATTACCGTCGCATCCTACGAGCCGCATTCGGAGGCAGCAGCAAAAGCAGCCCTGCTACTCTCAAAATCGGTCGAGAGATGTTGGCCGCCGGGCGTCAAAACCAGCCCGATGCGCATAACTGTGGATTTGAGCAAAATCTAGCTATCCCGCGGCCTTGGAGAACGGTGCTCAATCCACATCGGCCTTCACCAGTTGCGAATAATCTTCAAGAATTGGTCCTGCTTACGGAGGCGAGACATTTTGTTGCCGCGTGTTGGCAGGTTCCAGAGGCGGGTTGAGTTCGCCGTACTCCTCCTTGAACTGGTCTCGCCATTCGTGTTCGTCAAGCACGTTGGCGGAGTTTCGGACATCTGCTGAATTAACTCTGGCCCAGGGAGAGTTAGGCTCAAGCACGGCATGCGCGCCTCCAGCACCGATAATGGCCGGGCGATCGTCCCAATGGACGAAATTTGGTGGTCGATTGTCTGATAATGGCCTTATTTCATGCCGTCTTCCCAGTGCCACGGAACATTGAACCGTGTGTTGGCGAGTTCCAGGGGCGGATCAAGTTCACCGTACTTCGCTTTGAACTGACTGCGCTATACGTGTTCGTGAAGCACGTTGGCGGAATTTGCTACATCGGCTGAACTAACCCGGACCCAGGGAGAGTTGGGCTTAAGCATGGCATATGCGCCTCCCACACCAATAATTGCAGGGCGATGGTCCCAATCATCGAAACTCGTCGTTTCCGGCTTGGTGGTGCTCATAGTCGAATCCTTGATTGAGGCACGCCGCCCATCTCGCGCGGCAGTCCGACTTCGACACTCCAATATTCGCCTTGTCAGCCTACAACCTAAGGCTTCCAAATGGGAATATTGTCACTTATGCTTGTGGGCGCAATAGACTGTCAGCTCCTTTTGGGATATATTTGGCTAGGCAGTGGCTCCCCAACTTACCCGATTTGTTGGACTAAAAATCCGGCTGCGGGTCGGGAGCCACTGCCGCTTCCTAAATCCAGCACTTACCTGCGCTGTCCCGTGCCTGATGGATCATCAGCGCTAGAAATTGAGTTCGAATTCGCAGGCGATATTCTCCGAATTTCATAATGATCGTAGTAGCGCCGTCCATCTCTGTTTTCGCGCACCACAATATGAATGAACGCATCATGGCCATCCATTGTAATTGCACGTTCGTAGTGATGCACATTTAGAATTTCAGCTCGACCCAACCGGTCTGGGACGGTTTCGACAAAATGCGCCGAGGCTATTAGATCATCGAGCCTGAGAGCAGCCGCCAACGCACTCCGTGATATTTGTCCCGCACCGGAAGAAAGCGAATGCTTAAGACTCTTCGCTCTAATAATAATCCTTGAGCCATCTTCAGCGTTCACCACGATCTTGCCAGCGAATTTACTGCGGGCGTACTGAAGTACGGCATGAGCTGCATCCAACATCGGCGCCGTCCAAATATCTAACTTAAAGCCTTCAGGGCGTTGGATCTTGAGCGGCGGCCTGTTTGCCAAGCCGGGTGTATGCGTTGCGTGCTCGCCCGCCTGGACTGCCTTCCCTGTACCTGTCTGGGTTACAGCTTCCTGACCGGGAGCAACTTCTGGAATTGGGGTAGTTGCCGCGTCCGAACTCGCAAAGGATTTGGTGGCGATCGGGCCTTCGGCGCGCTTCGCGGCTCCAGAGCCGACCGACCCTATTGCTCGCGGTATTCCTTTCTCGGCGACATAACTCAAGACCCCCACGCACCGCCTTTGTCACCAATGCCTGACACCTAGGGTGCGGTTCAGTTCGCAATTGCCAAGAGCTCATGAGCCTAACGCTGTTCCTCGCGCAGAACATCAATAGTTCTATTCCAGAAGCGCATCAATTCAAAATGCCGTTGCCTGGTCACCCAGATCTTATTCTCCAGACTGACTGGATCGCCGCCCACGATGACGGATGTAATCTCAAACAGTTCCATGTCCTTGCGACGCGAGTATCCGTTTTGATCGCTCATATTCATTCCGACAACCAAGAAAATAGATCGGCGAGGTCACGCGCTATTGTCTCAGCGGATTGCCGATTCATACCTATAAATGGGACGCGTACGATTGGCATGGCTGGATCTTCAGTGTCAAAGCCATAGCCTTCACCTCCTCCGCTCGAGGCCAACAAGAGAATGCCTGGTGCATATTTTTCGACTTAATATTCTCGATTGAAGTCAGCCAATTCTTCAGCTTTAAAGAAGATAGCGTAGTTATCTTTGACAAAACCTTCGCCCCCATTATGCTCTTTGAGAAAGTCGGCATAATCCTTGGGCAACTCGACTCGCAAGCGTGCAGACAGTCCATCTACAACCGCCGATTCGGCCGGCGCGTCAAACTGCCCCTCGGTTAAGATATATCTCACTGCTATCCTCCCAGGTCTTAAGCAACTGATTCCACCATGGTGTAACTTGTTGCCGATGGATACCGCGAGGCAGGACGATCTTGTTGGCTGGGTCAGTCGGACTACCGCCAGACTTCACTGGATTGATTTCATGCACATCCACGGACTGACCAACAAGCCCTTGCTTTCGGTGGATAATGCAGTTAACTTTGTTGGCAGCGTTTCTAGCCGCATTATACTCTATACTCTCCAAAAATCTGAATGGACCTTCCGGCTTCGGAACTACCGCTGGATAGCCTGTCCAACCTGAAATTGAGAAGCTGCCTGAGGGGAAATTGGCAGCTTCGCCGACACCGCTTCTTCTTAGCAGCGTCGTGATTTGGCGAAATCAGCCAGTGTATAGTTCATAGGCTTCAAAGGAGTAGCAGACAATGACCATGTGCAAAGCCATTGCCGCCATGCTCGTGACTGCCGCGCTGGCGGGATGCGCAAAGACCGAAGGCCAACAGAGACTTTGCCGCTATCAGGATCGCTCCGGCCATTACTACACCGCACCTTGCGACGGTTACTACCGCGGCGGTTTTTGAGCGATAGCGCGGCGCTCATCTTCCCTTCTCCCCTTGTGGGAGAAGATGGCCGAGCGAAGCTCGGTCGGATGAGGGGTGTTCCAGGGAACACCAACGCCTCATGTCTTCCAGCACCCCTCATCCGTCTCGGCGCTAAAGCGCCGATCCACCTTCTCCCACAAGGGGAGAAGGGGCGCCTAGGACTCCGCCCGCGCCGCCTTCTCCAGTGCCACGAGCTGCGCCTCGTCCAGCGTCAAAAACCCCATTATGTGCTGCACCACTTCGGCGCGCGCATTGCTCAAGGCGCTGTGCAATTCGAACCCGTTCGGTGTCCTGGTCCTGGCCATCCACTCGCCATAGGACGGGCGGCGGTAATAGCCGGTCGTCGCCGCGAGGTCGGCCAGCACCATCTCGCCATCTTCTCCGGAAAACACCCTGAGATACGCCCTGGTCAGCGCCTCCCGCGCCTTGGCCGGGCCGCCGGCCTGCCCGGAACGGGCGAAGCGTTTCCGGCTCATGCGCCGGCACCCGGCGCAGCCGGTGCGCCCGGCACATCAGGCCCGGCCTGCACACCCTGCAGCATGCCTTGCAGGCCATCGAGCAAGCCGCTGTCGCGCGCCTGAACCGCCGCCGGCACCGCGTCCTTGGCCGCCTTCCCTGCGGTGGCGATCGCCGCCATGCCGGCCTGCGCCTGGCTTGCCTTGGCGCGGGCGTCACGCAGACCGTCCACCTCCTCCTTGCGGCGAAAGATGCGCTGCGGGCTGCGGCCGGCGCTCTGCACGATCTTGATCGCCTCGTCGCCGTCGATATTGTCCATGATGCCGGGATCGAACTGCGCCATCTGCATGGCCGTGGTCACCACCTGGATGGTGTCGCGGGCTTCGGCCGAGCGGCGCAGCACGTCGAGCGGGCCGGTGAAGGTCGGCCGCACCGCCTTGCCGGCCAGGCTCGCCGGCGGCAGGAAACGGCTGTCCTCGTCGTAAAGCCCCTTGTCCTCGAGAATGCCGAGCTCGCGGTCGAGATTGCTGGCAAATCCAGCCTGGATGATGGAGCCCGACGGTCCCAGCAGCGCGCCCTTTTCCTCTTGCCTTATCAGCGCTTCGGTCGCCGTCATCTGCGGGTTCTGCACCAGCGTCTGGAACAGGTTGACGAACATCATGTCGCGGATTTCTTCCGCCCGGCTCTCGGCGTAGTTGAACGCATAGGTCGGGTTCTGCCCGGTGGCGATCGGCGCGATCAGCGGCCGGCCATTGTCGTCGATCAGGCCGGGATAGTTCTCGCCGGGATTGAGCACCGGCACATAGTCGAGCCTGGCCTTCGACGCCGTCGCCGGATCGGTGACCTGCTGCAGGGCGCGCAAGCCGGAGCGACGCACGGCGTTCTCCTCGCGCACCGTGGTCAGCGCCTCGATGGTCGGCGAGATGCCATAGGGATCGCCTTCATAGCGACGCCAGTTGAAGGTCGACACCGGGAAGGAGCGGAAACCGCTTTCCCTGACAATGACCTCCTCGTCCTCGATGACGTGATAGGAAGCAAACGCCGTATCGAGATATTGGTGGGAGCCGCCCAGCCGATACATCCTGCGCTCGTCGCGCGGCTGGATGCACTGGATCAGCGAGATTTTCGTTTCGCATTTGGCCGGATCGTCGACCAGCATCCTGATGCGCGCCGGCAGCTTCTCATAGCCGAGCAGCTGCGCCGCCTGCCGCGCGGTGCGCTCATAGCGGCGGTGGAAAATATCGACCTGGCCCCAGCGGTTGCGCGACAGATAACCCTCGACCACAGGGATCGAGGCATAGCGGATCAGCGTGTGGGGCGCGAACCCTTCCTCGGCATAGAGATAGGCCGGCCCGTAGCGGACGACATTGCGCAGACACGCCTGCGTTGCCGGCACGAAGTTGGAATTGGCGGAGTAGCGCAGCGCGAACAGGAAGTCGCGCAGGCTTTCGGCCCATTCCTTTTCCTCGTCGCTCTCCTCGTCGTTCATCTCGGCGGTGGTCAGCCCGTGCCACTTTTCCGATTGCGGTATGATCAGGCTTTCCAGCCCCGCCGCCAGCCGGTTGGCGGCCGAGTTGATGGTGTTGGCGTAGACCCGGGCGCCGCGCCGCTCCTGCCGCTCGGCCTGCGAATCCGGCCCGCCGGCCCTGCGCCCGTTCCAGACATCGGGCGCGTCGGGGTCGCAGAACTCGGACACGGCCTCCCAGACATGCTCGTACTGGCTGCGTTCGCTCTCGAGTTCGGCCTGTCGCGACAGGATATCGCGGGCACGGGAATCGCTCATGGTTTGCCTCGTTGAAACTGAGAATCTCCCCCCTTGAGGGGGAGATGGCCGCGAAGCGGCCAGAGGGGGTCGGTCCGACTGGGCTCGGCCCACTGCGGCAGATCGAGGTTGGCGCCCTACGCGCGGCGACCCCCTCTGTCGCCTTCGGCGACATCTCCCCCTCAAGTGGGGAGATTACCAATTGTCATCTTTTGCCCACTTCCTTGGGCTACGAAGTCCATCGTGGCGGGCCTTTTGCAGGAGGCCAATGTGGCAATGACGGAAAGCCTACAAGGCGCCCTCAAGCGGCGTAGCAAACAGGTTGCGAAGCAGCTTATCGGCTATGATTCCCGCAACTGGTTGCGCATCAGGCAGATCGAGGCGTTCACCGCGTTTCTCGAAGCGGACAACCGGAAATCTTCCCCGGTGATCGAGGTCTCGCCCGGCTGGAACCGGTACTGGAAGACGATGTGCAGCAACTACACCTCGGTCGACTTCCCCGACTTCGACATCTGCAAGGATCGCACCGAGCGGCAATATCAAATCGTCATCGCCGACCAGGTGCTGGAGCACGTCCAGCGGCCGCTGGCGGCGGCGCGGAATATCCACGCCATGACCCAGCCCGGCGGCTGGGCGATGGTGGCTACGCCATTCCTGTTTCGCGTCCACGCCAGGCCGCACGACTACAACCGCTGGACGCCAGCCGGCCTGAAGCAGGTGCTGGTCGAAGGCGGTTTCGCTGAGGCCGACATAGAAGTGTTCGGCTGGGGCAACAAAGCCTGCGCCAAAGCCCATATCGGCGGCCCGGTGCGCGCCTACGGCCTGTGGCGCGATTTGAGCAATGACGAGGAATATCCGCTTATGGTCTGGGCGTTCGCGCGGAGAGCGTAATCTCCCCCCTCGAGGGGGAGATGGCCGCGAAGCGGCCAGAGGGGGTCGATCCGACTGGGCTCGCCTCCTGCGACAGATGAAGGTTGGCGCTCTACGCGCGGCGACCCCCTCTGTCGCCTTTGGCGACATCTCCCCCTCAAGGGGGGAGATCATCCCCGCCGCTTCACCAACCTTGCCAGCCGCCGCCAATACCACCAAGGCCAGCCGCCCCGGTTCCTGAACACCCGTTTCATCGCGCCCATCTCACACTCCCAGCAGCACGCGGCGCTTGCCGGTCAAATCGCCGGGCGCGAGATCGGTCTTCACCGTGCCGGCGGTGCCCTGGCGCTGCTCGAGCTCAGCCCGAAGTGCCGCCTCGCGCGCCTGCACGTCCTTGTCCTCGGCGGTCGGTGTCGGTGGCAGTGGCTTCAGGGCGGGTGGTTTTTGAAACAGGCACATGGTTCCAGCTTTCTCTTGTCCAGTCGAAGAGGATGAAGGTTTCGCCGTTCCTGCCATAGCCAGGCAGACGGCAGCGTTCAGTGGCGCCGAGCCGGCCAAGCCAGCGCAGCGCCAATTCATTGGCCGCCAGCGCCCGCGCCTCGACCCGCCACGCGCCGCGCGCCGCAACTTGCGGCCCGAGCACTTCATGGAAGAACCGCGTAATCTCGGGCACGCAGCGCCGCATGCGGCGCGTGCCCCAGCTCCAGGCGATCCACAACCCGCCGCGCTGTTCGGCGGCGCCAAACCCGGCCTCCGGATTGCCGTCGAGCTCGGCGACATAGGCAAACCCCTGCAGCGCCGTCAGCGCCAGCAGCGCCGGAGACCACTGGTCGAGCTGGCAGTCGATCTCGGCCTGATCCTCGGGACGCAGATTGGCGGCGATGTAGGAGAGATCACGCAGCGTGGCGGGGATGATGCGGGGGGTCATGAGGTGGCCATGGCTTTGCCGTCTGGCGCAGAGCAGAGAGTGATTAGATTCGCTTCGTATCGCGCGCGGACAAGCACCTACGTATCGACGGATGAGCAAAGCCCGGTCTCGCCTAGGTTGGAGGCGCGACGCTTGTCACTTGAGGAAGAGAAAAATGAAACCTTAGCGGGCTTCACCTTTCTCTTTCCGACGACTCGTCCCTTCACTCTCGCTATCGTGTGGCTCGGCGAAGTCTGAAGCATCCCGCTGCAACCTCTTTAAATTGGTTTACTCATAGCTTCGATCAAAATTCAGGCAAGGAGTTCACATGAACGATAAGGCCATGACTGCGTATCGGGGCATCCTGGTGGAAATCAAATACCGAGTAGAGGCCATTGACGCTATTCTTGAGGGGCAACTCCCCTTACGTGGGCGGATAGCTGAGGAGCTTTGCTATCTACAGCTGAGAATGATCTGTGAGCTGATCGCCATAGGATGCTTGATTATTCACGGGAATCTCTCCGCGAAAAAAGCTGATCTCCTGAAGTCATACAAAGCAGACTGGATACTGAGGGTTCTGAGCGAAATGCACCCTAAGTTCTTCCCCACACCCCTTGAGCCCAAAGATTCGGATGGATCGCCACCAGCCTGGATTCATAAAACCGACGGATTTATGAGAAAAGGGGAATTAATAGAATTTTACAACAAGCACGCCGGTGCGAAACTCCACAGAGGGTCTGCAAGAAATATACTTAAATCCGATGGGCCTCTGGACTTTCCCAGCATTAAACGATGGCGAGATAAGATAGTTGGTTTGCTGAACAGGCACATTATCACGTCGCCAGACGAAGAAAACATCTGCTATTTCATTATGAATGATGGGAACGACAACGTTCACAGCGCCCTGTTTCAGCACGTACGATAGTTCGGCCCCCGTAAATCCCTCGATTTGGACTTGTATCTGGTGACGGTTGGGCAGCGCAGCTAGGCCCGGCTTCGCGATCGCTATATCGACTTCGATCTTCAGGCCGGCATGCACGCCTCCTCACCGAAAAGCCCCCAGCGGATCGCTCTGTCCCGCCTTCCGCCGCGCCGGCCGAAACTCCGCCGGATCGACCACCGCCTCGCGCAGCATCATCACGCCATAGCGGGTCGCGGCCATCAGATCGTCGCGCAGCTTCACCACCTGGCCGTCCTTGCGGTGGTAGAGCCGGAACTCCTCGAACCAGGGGAGAAGCGTCGAAAACACCTTGAAGCGGCCAGATTGCATGCGGTCGAGCATCTCCATCAGCCCGGCCTCGACCGAGACCGAGCCGTCCGGGAATTGCGCATGGCGGGTCAGCATGTTCAGCCCGTGCGCGGCATATTGTTTGGCGAGTGCCACGCCGGCGCCTTCCAGCGTCTCGCGGCGGCCGTCGCGCGGCCATGCCCAGGGCAGCCACTCGCCCCATGGTCTCAAGGTCAGCGCCTGCATGGCCGGCGTCTGCTGCGAAGCGCGGCAGGCTTTCGAGACATAGACGACGTCGGCCTCCGTATCCCAGGCCAGCTCGACGGCGGCGGACGGATGGTCCCAGCCGAAATCGAGCGCGCCGAGCCGCGGCCAGTAGCGCGGCAGCCGGAACGGCTCGCAAGAGATCAGCTCTTCGGCGATCGGAAAGATGCGGCCCGAGCCCAGCACCGGAATGCCCCTGGCGCGCGCCTCGCGCTCATGCGCCGGATAGGCGGCGACGATCGCGTCGCGTTGCTCGGGCGAATAGTGCCCGGCATCGTCGATGGTCATGAAGGTGACGTGACGTGACATATTAGCTTGCCGTAATTAGTTGCCGAGACGAGCAATCGCCATTGATAATACTGTTCATCAATGCGAAGTTGCTGACGAATCGAGGGAGATACATGATCCGTATAGCAATCGTTTTAGCCATTGCCACCAGTGCATCAGCATGCCAATCGAACGTTCCGTATGATACGAATAAGAAGACTTGCAGGATGTTCACCAATTCTGGCACAGGTTACAAACGCGAAGTTTGCATCCCAGACACACCGAATAAATCATGCCATGTCTATGGCAACAAATATACAAGTGATCAAAGGATATGGTGTACCCCGCTTACCCGGAAAGCAACCGATCCCAAGGCCCGCGCCAGGCAGCTCGCGGGCCTCAAGTACCCCTGATTCGACTTGATCCATCTGTTTGACGATCAACTCAAGCTGATCTGCCGTCGGCAGACCGATGGCCGCGGCGCCGGCCCAGGCAGGACGTTGGCCTTGTTGCTGGCCCCCCATGAGGGCCCCTCTCCGGCCGCTGCGCGGCCACCTTTATCCCTTCGCGCAGGCATGGTGAGGTCCATCCGGCACCCTCTGATCTTTCCCTTTGCGGCTTTATGCGCTAGGTCTTGCCCGGCATCGGCGAAACCGATGCGTGTTGGGCCGGAGCGTTGCGCGCGGCCTGTACTCTACGCGGGTGGGAAAGCCACTCTTTGCCATGACAGATCTATTCGAGGCGATGCGCCTGTCCGCCGAGGACAGCGAGACCGCTCATCTTTTCTTCAGCGAAGGCGGCAAGATCCTGCTGCCGCTCGGCAAATCGACAAATGCCATGACCGGTCCGGAAATGCTGCAGCGGCTGATGTCACCCTCCGATGACGACAACGGCGCGCTTGCCAACGATTTTCTCAGTGAACTCGGCAAGACGGTTCCGCTGGAAAGCCTGCGTCTCCTGCTCATATCGGGCAATGCCCGGACGCGAGCGACAGGTGCGTTTCTTGCCACGTTTCAAAACCAGAACATCAGTTCGATGGTAGGCGAACTGGCCGCGTTGCTGGCAGATGACAACCCGCGCACGCGCTTCGATGCCGTAGAGTCTATCTTGCGATGCAGCACGCGTGGCGATGGCGACTATCTGGCGCAAGCATTATTTGCTCTGGCAGATGAGCATGAGGGTGTGCGCATGGGAGCCATCCAGTTCGTGCGCTTTGCAAAGGACTGGCAGTTGAAGTTCGCCCGCCAGCGCGCCGCATCGCTCAGGCCGGGAACGCCGTTTTCGTCGATAGCGGAAATTTCCGGGCAGTGGCGGGACGATGCGTCAGGCACGATCCGTGCGATGCTGGACCATGCCGAGCCGGTGGTGCGGCGCTACGGTCTGGGGCTGGCTGGCCGGGCGAGATTGGTCGTCGTTGACGCCTATATCGAATGGGCGCAGGCGTCTGCCGATCCAGAAATCAGCAAGCTGGCGACGAATTGCTTCGAGCACAACCAGATATCGCAGCATGCGGTCTGGCATTCATCATTGCCGGCAGCCACCCGAACTCGCCCTGACCGAAAGCGGGCGCGAAGGTGACGTGACGGGGCATGGATGGTTTCCGCTTGAATCAGTTTGGCAGAGGCGGGACCTAGGGTGTTGTTTGGGCGGGAGCTTTGAATGCCTGGGTTCCTCGCCCCCACGAAAGTGGGGG